TTTCAAAGAATCGAAGAGTTCATAGCTGGACTTGTTGATTCCTTATGGCTTGCTAATGAGAAAGTATTCTTACACAAGTCATCTGAAAATCTACTAATTAGAAAACTGATTAGAAAGATTTTTGCTACTGGAAGTACACGATTGTGTCCTTTAGTAGATCAGTGGAAGGAATGGGGAAATTTCCTATTCCATACACTAGCTCAAACCAAAACAATTGGAGAGCTTAAAGCACCTGCGGAGAATAACATCTTCCGGTTGCTTAATGGTATACCCTATATAAATAGAGTCTACCAAGGAGATAAGGACATGTTACTAATGCAGCATGTCTCTCATCTTGTTTCGAGCCGTCAGATGCCATATATGGGATCTGAGACCGAAAAGAAGGCCCAGGAAAAACTTATTAAAGTTTTAGAAGGGACCTTTCAACCAGATACCCAGGTCGTAATCGAGCTGGGTCTGGCTGCTAGGAGGATTGGAGGGATCTGTAAAAAGATCCGAAACCAACCTTTATCCGATGGAGCTGCACACATTAGTGTGACATCCTCCGGAGAATTTTCGCACAGTGTATCAAAAGGTGCACAAGCGAAAGCAGTTCAGGAAGCAATGGTCAGGATTCTGACTATTGTACCTGAAATCGACCAGATGGAGGATACTCCATTTGGGCAAGTAAGACATGTCGCAGGGCTAGCGCTCTGGAAGACAGTCTTTAGAAAAGAGGGAGAGGAGCCTATCGACTCCGAACTCTTTGATCCTATTATTTCGGGATTTCCGAAAGAACAGGAAGGTCGTTTTGTGGGACTGGATTCAGTCCTAGGAAAACAATTAATGTATGTAGCATGGAAGGAAATATCCCCCGTGCCTGTACTAAGAGCTGAAGTTGTCCCAGAGATGGGTAACAAAGCCCGATTTGTAACACTTTCAGACTATTGGCTGAACGTGCTACAAGCTCCATTGGCCCACGTACTCGTGGACGCAATGAAGTATCACCCCTCAGTCTTCTCAAGCTTTCACCGACAGGATCAAGCTTGGGAAGCCGTAAAGGGACTGGTTAATCTCAAAGACATTAGTCTAGAGAAGACCCAGCATGTACTTAGTAGTGACCTAAAGGACGCTACTAATGCACAACAGTGGGAGGTCACAAAAGTGATGCTCCGCGCTTTCATAGCCGGTTACGGGATGACGTTCCGAACCGACTATGTAGAATTAGTTCTAGGTCTTATCGGACCTAGACTGATTTTATTCAAGGATGACACTAGCGTGTTAACCAAGACAGGGATAATGATGGGAGAGGCAATAGCCAAGCCCTCATTAACCTTACTCAACCTATCGGTTGAGGAACTAGCCTTTTTGAGACACCAACGTGTTCCAAAATTGCTATTAACAGACCAGCCCGCTCCCTATCGGAAGTGGCGGTACTGTCATATCGGCGGAGATGACCATCTAGCGAAGGGTCCCGCCGGTTACCTGGATAAGGTGACTAGTGTCCACCTTAGAGCAGGTTCTCATATCTCAGATGGCCAACATGGTTATTCTAAGATATGTATTCGGTATACAGAAAGGTTAATAAACCTGAAAAATCTGCAATACCGCAAACCTTTCAATGAAGACTATAGTCTTTCAGTCATAGTTGACTCAGTGAAAGTACGCCTTATGGAACGTGGTCAATCGACCATGATCAAGAAGGATAACAAGAACGTGGCGATTGGTAAATCGACACAGCTTGGAGGGTGTTTGGAGTGGTTGCCGAAAGACGACCGCTACTACACTCATGATAAAAAGGTTTCAATTCGAAACCTCTTTATTGAACGTATGGGGGCGTTACTACCTAGAAAGGCAGTACATCCCCGTGCT